AGAGGTGCAGTTGCATCCTCATATTCATACGAATGTAAAGAATGCACTATAAGAAGAATATTGGATAATAAAAAATGTAATAATATATGGGAGTATCCAGATTGGTAGTTCGCGTCGTGTTTCCCCTGTGAAAACCTAGGTTTTAATAAATATTTTCAGTAACATGAGACCACGGAGAACAAAACATGGCGACTCCTCAATTATCTCCTGGAGTACTGGTAAGGGAGGTTGACCTAACAGTAGGAAGAGCTGATAATGTATTAGATAATATTGGTGCCATTTGCGGACCATTTGAAATTGGACCTGTAGAAGAAGTAACAAATATTACTAATGAGCAAGATCTCATTAATGTATTTGGCGAACCAAAAGAAGAAGACGCACAATATGAATATTGGATGAGTGCATCTTCTTATCTCTCTTATGGGGGAGTTATGAAGGTTGTCAGAGCAGATGACGACGACCTCAAAAATGCTAATGCAGGTGTTGGTATTGCATCAACTACTACATTAAAAATTAAAAATTACGACGATTATCTCAACAATTATTCAACAGCAACCGATTTTGTTTTTGCTGCTAAGAACCCTGGTTCTTGGGCAAATAACCTGAAGGTTTGCTACATCGATGATTTTGCAGATCAAATCATTGGTATTACCACGACAAACCTTAGTGCTGCTGGTGCATCGATTGGTGCAGGTATTACCGCAGCAATTACTGGAGTTCTTCCAGGATCTGGTTCAACATCAGTCTTTACTGGATATGTAAAGGGAATCATCACAGGTGTTTCTACTGCTGCTAGTGGAACAACTAGTACAATCGATGTTAAGATTGTTTCTAGAGTTTCTTCTGATGGAGAAGAGACCAGAATCGATTACGCAGAAGGAGATGGATTCTCCTCGTTCGATACCTCCGACTCAGTTCGCTTTGTCAACTCTGTTGGTGTTAACACTGGTAACGCTGCTGGACTGGCAGGATTAACTCCTGCAACTGCAGTTGACTGGTATGACCAGCAAACTTTAGGTCTCACCAACTCTACTGTTTTCTGGAGCACAATTGCACCAAAACCTGGAACTTCGGTTTACGTAGACGACAGACAAGGACATAACGATCTACTTCACATCGCTGTTGTTGATGACCTTGGGGATGTAACTGGAATTAAAGGTAACATTCTTGAGAAGCACATTGACCTTTCAAAGGCAGTCGATGCAATCTCTAATGTCAACGCACCTCAGAAGATTTACTTCAAGGATTATCTCCGCGATCTTTCTGCTAATCTCTATGCAGGTAAAGATCCTCTGGCAGCAGCTGATACTTTCCATGGAACAGTACCAGCAGCAACTGGATTTACGGCATATACTGGAGTTAAAGCAGCATCCTTTGCAGCGGATACTTCTTCAACCAACCAATCTGGTACAATTGCACAGGACAAACAATTCCTTGCGATCGGTAACGTAACTTACACCATCATGGGTGGTAATGATTACGAAAGCACTGGTGGAGATGGTTACAAGGCAGATCTTGGAAAACTAATTACTGCTTACGGTCTCTTATCCAATAAGGATGAAGTTGAAGCAGACTTTATCATCATGGGTCCTGGTTGCGAAACGGAAGCACAATCGCAAGCAAAAGCAAACTTTATCATTTCTCTTGCTAATGCAAGAAAAGATTGTGTTGCTACAGTTGGTCCCCACAGACAAAACTTGGTCGCAGCAGCAGGAACTGGACTTCTCACTTCCGAGCAGCAAACAAGTAATCTAATCAACTACTTTAGTCCTCTGTCATCTTCCTCTTACGCGGTATTTGACTCTGGATATAAGTTCACCTTCGACCGTTTTAATAACAAATTCCGTTATATTCCATGCAATGGAGACGTTGCTGGTATGATGGCTCGCACGGGAGTTCAAGCATTCCCATGGTTCTCGCCCGCTGGTCAACAGCGTGGTGTATTGAATAATGCAGTCAAACTTGCTTACAACCCAAGCAAGGCACAAAGAGATCGTCTCTATCCTAAGAGAATCAACTCCTTCATCACTTCACCTGGTGCTGGAACATTCCTCTTTGGTGATAAGACCGCTCTTGGATATGCATCTGCATTTGATAGAATTAACGTTCGTCGTTTGTTCCTTACAATCGAACAATCACTTGAGAGAGCAGCACAGGCTCAACTATTTGAACTGAATGATGATTTGACAAGAGCAAACTTTAGAAATATTGTTGATCCTTTCCTCCGTGATGTTCAAGCGAAAAGAGGACTCATTGATTATCTCGTTATTTGCGACGAGACCAATAACACTCCTGATGTTATTGATAACAATGAGTTTAGAGCAGACATCTTCCTGAAGCCTGCTAAGTCTATCAACTTTATTACCCTTACATTTGTCGCCACCAGAACTGGAGTTGATTTCCAGGAAGTCACTGGCCGAGTTTGATATCGCTATTAATTAACACAACGGAGGAATAAGAACAATGGCGACTGTACGTACAATCAACGATTTTAAATCAAAACTGGCGGGTGGAGGTGCCCGCCCCAATTTATTTGAGGTTTCAATCCCTAACTTACCTGATGCCGCAACTGGTTCAACACCTGGTGCAACACTTGATAATGACATATTTCAGTTCCTTTGCAAGGCAACAAATATGCCTGCATCAAATGTAGCATCTATTGATGTTCCATTTAGAGGAAGAATCTTCAAAGTTGCTGGAGATAGAACCATTGATAACTGGTCTGTTACCGTTATTAATGATGAAGACTTCAAACTTAGAAATGCTTTTGAGGCATGGATGAATGGTATTGCCAAGTTGGAAAACAACACTGGTGCTACTTCACCTGGAGCTTACATGACCGATGCTTTTGTTACTCAACTGGGCAGAGGTGGTAAGGAAAGAAATAGTACAAAGAACCAATCTGGAAATAGCGCAGCTGCACTGAAAACGTATAAGTTTGTTGACATCTTCCCTGTCAACGTTTCTGCAATCGATCTTTCTTATGATTCAAGTGATACGATTGAAGAATTTACTGTAGAATTTGCAGTTCAGAGTTTTGAAGCAGGTGATCCTAAGGATTTAGCAGCTCAAGTTCTGAAGTAATAAATAGAACTGATACAGTTTAGAGTTTAATAATGTCCAAATTATTTGGATTCTCGATTGAGGATACTGAACCACTCTCACCGTCAGCGGTCTCCCCCGTTCCTCCTAACAATGAGGACGGGGTTGACCACTACATGAGTAGTGGTTTTTTTGGTTCTTACGTTGATATTGAAGGTGTTTATAAAACTGAATATGATTTAATTAAAAGATATCGTGAGATGGCACTACATCCAGAATGCGATAGTGCTATTGAAGATGTTGTAAATGAAGCAATTGTTTCAGACTCTAATGATAGTCCTGTAGAGATTGAACTTTCTAATCTTAATGCTAGTGATGGTATTAAAAAAACAATTAGAAAAGAGTTTAAGTACATCTTAGATTTATTGGATTTTGATAAAAAAGCGCATGAAATTTACCGCAATTGGTATATTGACGGTAGACTTTATTATCATAAAATAATCGATTTTAAAAAACCTGAAGAAGGTATTCAGGAACTTCGTTATATTGACGCAATGAAAATGCGTTATGTAAGAAAACAAAAAAAAGATGAGAGGGCAAATATTAATGCTCTAAGTCCATTGAGAAATGATAATCCAATGGACAATGTTTTTCCAGAAATTGAAGAATTCTTCATCTATAATCCTAAAGCAGGATATGGGGCAAACCCAATGAAGACTACTGCAAGTAATGGAATCAAGATGACAAAAGATTCCGTTTCATACTGCACATCTGGTCTTGTAGATCGTAACAAAGGGTCAACTCTCTCGTATCTTCATAAAGCCATCAAATCTCTTAATCAACTTAGAATGATCGAGGATTCGCTGGTTATCTATAGATTATCCCGTGCTCCTGAACGTAGAATTTTCTACATCGATGTTGGTAATCTGCCTAAGCAAAAAGCAGAGCAATACTTACGTGATGTGATGATGCGTTATCGCAACAAACTTGTATACGATGCAAACACCGGAGAAATTCGTGATGACAAAAAGTACATGGCAATGCTTGAGGACTTCTGGCTCCCAAGACGTGAAGGTGGAAGAGGAACAGAAATCTCTACTCTCCCAGGAGGACAAAATCTGGGCGAAATCACTGATATTGAATATTTTAAAAAGAAACTCTACCGTTCGCTTAACGTTCCCCCTTCAAGAATGGATGGAGAAGGTGGGTTTAACTTGGGGAGATCTTCTGAGATCCTGAGAGACGAACTTAAATTTACCAAATTTGTTGGACGTTTAAGGAAGAGATTCTCTAACATGTTTAATGATATGTTGAGAACTCAATTACTCTTGAAAAATATAATCACTCCAGAAGATTGGGAATCTATGAGTGAGCATATTCAATATGATTTTCTTTATGATAATCATTTCTCAGAACTAAAAGAAGCAGAACTGATGAATGAAAGACTGTCTCTGGCAGCAACCGCAGAACCTTATGTTGGTAAATACTACTCTCAAGACTATGTTCGTCGCAAGATTCTGCGTCAAACTGATATTGAAATTATCGAACAGGATAAACTAATCGAAAATGAAATTAAAAAAGGTATAATTCCGGATCCTGCTACTATTGATCCAGCAACTGGACAACCACTAGATGCAGGGGCAAGTGCGTCGGGGCAAGATCTTGGAGCACCAGTTATGGAACCTGAGATTGATGCCTCTGCTGCAGAACCCATTGAACTGCCCAAGGGCGGTGAAATATAAATAACTTTATCTTTGTAACATGGGAAACATGGACGACCTCTTAGACATGATAATTACTGACGAATCACCGTCACAAATTAGCGACAAAGTTAAAGATATGCTGTATTCAAAAGCAGCATCTAGAGTAGATGAATACAAATCATCCGTAGGAAATTCACTCTTTAATGGGCAACCAGAAGAGGAACAATCTGCAGAAGGTGAAGAGTAATTATAAATAACTTATAAATGAACTTTGGGGAATAATGTCACTTAATCCGGTAGACTCAGCCTTTACTATTAGTACAAGTAGTAGTTCAGCAAAATCCAGTGCTTTTGCACATAAAACTGACAGTATTAGACTTATTGCCATTGGCAATGATGCATATGTGTCTGTTGGATCTGAACCAACTGCAGGACCAACTAACTTTTTAGTTACTGTTGGTGAACCTGAAGTTATTTCTTTGGGCCATGTAAGATCTCATGGAGTTGCTGGTATTACTACAGGATCTACCACTATTATTGATTTTCCAGAAGGAACTGGATCCCCATTTGAAGTTGGAGATTATGTTTCTTTGACTGTTACTGGACAGTCTGCTTATGATTTTTCTCATAAGGAAGTTACTGCTGTAAATAAAACAGCAAATGTTGATGGATTCTTTAGTACTAGAATTACAGTTGCTAATGACTCTTCTTCTGGAAATCCATCAACACTGACAGGGACTGGAGTTCTTAGAAATTCGTTAAAAATTGCAGCAGAAGCAAGAACTGGAACAGGTAGTATACATTGTCAACAAGTTCAAGTAACAGGTTAATCCAATGAAACTTATTAGAGAAGAAATCGAATCAGTTAAGTATCTTGTAGAGACTACTAAGTCTGGCAAGAAATCACTGTATATCGAAGGAGTATTTCTCCAGGGAAACATCAAAAACCGTAATGGTCGTATGTATCCTATGGAAACTCTTCGTAAGGAAGTTTCTCGTTATAATGAGTCAAATGTTCAGTCTGGCAGAGCACTTGGCGAACTTGGACATCCCGATGGTCCTACCGTGAATCTCGACAGAGTTTCTCATAAAATTGTTTCTCTTAGAGAAAGTGGTGATAACTTCATTGGCAAAGCAAAGATTTTAAGCACGCCAATGGGTAAAATTGCATCTGCTTTAGTAGAAGATGGCGTAAAACTCGGCGTTTCTTCTCGCGGTATTGGTTCACTTAGAACTACCAAAGAAGGTGTCAATATCGTAGGTGACGACTTCATGTTAGCGACTGCTGCTGATATCGTTGCTGATCCTTCTGCTCCTGATGCATTTGTTGAAGGAATTATGGAAGGAAAAGAGTGG